GGCATCACGCTATTGATTGCTTGAGTGCTATCTGGCCCACCTGAGTTGGTTATGACCTCGGCAACATAGCGACACGATCTAAGCACCTCACGCCTGTCGCTGAAGCTTAGGACTGGTGGCTTGCCCTTGTATTCCTCAATAAACTCATCGGTGTTGAGGGAAACAACCACATCGCCTAACTCTGCACAGCGTTGCAAGAATCTAACATGACCTGCGTGGAATAGGTCGAAAGTGCCACCTGTATAAACTAAGTTCATTCCCAGCCGTTCTCTCGTCTTATGTCTAATGACCAACTACCTGCCGAGTAATCATTACTGTCCATTTTAGACTGGTAGTGCTTTTCGTTTCTGGAATAGGTGACAGCGTTCTTTTCCATGTATCCAGCCTTGATGGTCGAGCTGTTGTCATGTCTAATCTTGATATCTAAGAGCCTAATGTTCACACCGACAAACTCAGCCCTGCGAGAGTAATCATTGTCCTCGAAGTAGGCAGGGAATAGTGACTCATCAAACAGCCCAATGTCGGAAACAGCCTCATCACCCAAAACGAAAGCTTGCCAATGAGGTGCATCACCTGTCAGGGTTATCTCATCCCTGCGAGCCTGTGAGAGTTTCTCTAAAGCACCAGGCTCAAAGACCACATCGTTAGAAACTATGAACCAGCGTTGAGCGTAAGGGAAGGACTTTATCCCCAAGTTCCACGATCCAGATACGCCGAGATTAGCCGGCATTGGTAGGTGTGTAACCTTCTTGAAGTTATCGCCAAGGTCAAGGATGAGCTTTGGCTGGTGGCTTGCACCATTATCAATTATGAGCAGGTGTTCGACTGGGACATCCACGCTGTTGAGCATCCTCTGAAGTAGGTCATAGCGATTGAGGACTGGGACTATTAGGTTTTCTATCATTTCCAAGTTCCTTTGTATTTAGCTATGTAGTCATTCTCTAGCACTAGGTTAGTTCTCCCATGCTTTTCTACTTGTCTTGTTGAGTTGGAATCTTTCAAGTTAGGGAATAAGACCAAAGGCTCACCTGCTACTTTCACATAGTCTTGGTGCCAAGCAATCTCATTATCTATTGCTTCACGCTTGGTAGTAATTACTGGAACGCCTATCTGCTCAATCACCGAACGCTCATAGACACCTGCGTAACAGCCAAAGAAATAAGGATCAGCGGTTAGGGCAACAGAGCCAGAAGTGTCATCTAGTAAGTCCCAAAAGGCTTCATCTTTGATTAGCCAAGAGTCTTGTAGAAACAAAAACCTATCGGCACTGGTGTTATCCATAACCCAGCCGATTTTGGCAAGCTCAAATCCAAAGCTAATGACTGCGATGTGATTGCGGTTGATTGAAGCCGAGCAATCTGCCAGCCAGCTTTCCCTGCCTAGCGATGACCCAATTACTACAAGCACTATTTGAGAAGCTTCTTTAGTATTGGTAGCCAATGCTCATCCCAAACCTTTTCAACATCAAACTTGCTGGCAAAGTCTATGGCTACCTGTGATGGGCCACGCTCGGTCTTGTACGCTTCCTCAAGAGCATTGACCAAGCTGGAGATGTTGGGAGTCATCCACCAAGCGTCTTGCCCTGCATCCCAAGTTAGCTGTCCATCGGTAAGCCAAGAGTCCTCGCTAATTAGGTCAGGGGTTGCTGCCCAGTTAGAGCCAATGACTCTAGTGCCACAGGCTTGAGCCTCGACTGCTGGAACTCCAAAGCCCTCACCAAAGCTAGGGGCTAGTAAAACATCCATGCGTGAGTAGAGTGCGGCTAGGTCTTGCTGGGCTAATCCAAAGCGGTAGTCATTAGGGTTAGGAAAGATTACCTGGTCTTTTCTAATTCCTGTTGAGTTGAGAATGTTTAGCAAGTTCCAGCCACCAGCTTGACCAACTGCATCTGTGTGGAGATACAACACAGCATCAGGGTGAGCTTTAGCAAACAAGCTGAAAGCAAAAATAAGTTCTCCAAAGGCTTTCCGGTGAACTAGACCCGATGCCTTGTTAGCGGCAACAACTCCAACAACAAAGGTGTCAGGCTCTAATCCCATGTAGGCATTTATTTCGTGCTTGCCTATTTTCGTTGTTGGCTTGTAAATTGAGGTGTCTATTGCGTGAGGTGCATACTCACACTCAATACCCTTTTCTGTTAGCTGTCTAACTCCATGAGGTGACATTGCTATTGGGGTTACATTGTCTTTGCGTAGAAAACTCTCAACGCCTCTGGGCAGAGTCACATGGTCGAGAGGTGTCCAAGCTGCTATTGGAAAGTCATCGTATCCCTTAGCCTTCATTACCCAAACATCGTAGAGGCTGATAAACAGATTAGGTTTCTTGTGTTGCGAGATAAAGTTCTGATGATCTATTGGGCCAGAGTCATTTGAGTAGAGGTCTATTCCTCTTGGGTAGTGTGGCACTTGACCATAAGGGGTTTTGATTATGCTTGGGATTCCCTCTAGTCCGTAGTTGGACAGCATGGCAACATCAAGACCTGAACGCTTCAATCGGTCAACAAGCATTGTGGCCTGTTGTCCGTATCCTGTCGGTGCGTTGTAGCTATTAGACCAGACGCTTACTGCGCCGTTTAGTTTCTGTTTATTCGTAGGCATACAAAGATAATAGCAAGAAAAGCAGGGAACACAGTCCTACGCTCTGTGTCCCCCGCCCTACAAGTTTAGGGTAATTGGTGGTAGGCTAGAAAAATACCCCTGCGATGCAGAAACATCCAGGGGCGTGGTCAGACTGAAAAGGAGTCCAACATGACCGAGTATAAGGCTTGTAGCAAGTGCAAGCAAGTCAAACCGACATCTGAGTTCGGGATAAAGCGTTCAACTAAAAGTGGCCTCTATTCACAATGCTTACCATGTACAAGATTGGCTAGAGCTGAGTATCGTCAAAGGTGCGCCGATTCAATCAAAAAACAGCAACGAAGTAACTATCTTAGAAATGCTGAAAAAAGGAAAGCCTACGCTGAGGCTTGGCATAAGGCTAATCCAGATAAGTTCAAGTCTTATCAAAGCATATCCAAAAAGCGTAATAAAGAGTCCATAGCTGCTAATACCAGACGGAGAAATGCCAAGCGTAAAGAAAATGGTATTTATAGAATAAGTAAACAAGAGCTAATAAAACTAAATCAGGGTTCTTGTTTTTATTGCGGATCAACCCAACGAATAACTGTTGACCATGTAGTGGCTATCTCAAGAGGTGGAACTGACTCTATTGGCAATCTTGTTTCGGCCTGTAAGTCTTGCAACAGTCAGAAAAGACAACTGACAATTATGGAGTGGCGTTTATTTAGAGGAAAGAGGAAACCCCCCAAAGCCTAAGCTCTGAGGGGTTCCTTGGATTTCCAGTTGGAAACAAGTTATTAGCTTGCGCCACCCTTGAAAAATCCGATGTGGGTAGCGTGGGTTAGTCCACCGTCAAGACGGATTAGGCCTCGGTAGGTAACGGTGTCTGTGTTGAACGCGAAGTCAGCACTCTGGTCAACACGGATTCCGCCAGCAACACGAACCTTGAAGCTTGGTAGGTGACCGAATAGAACCGACTTGGTTCCAGTTCCTACTGCTGCTACGTTTGGGTTCTCGTAAACTGGGTAGCCAAGCAAGGTTGCTGGCTGACCTGGTACTGCTGAGTTAGTCCAGATGTAGTTACCTGCACCATCCTTTAGCTTGCGAGCTGCTGCGATACCTGACTTGCCCATCATAAATCCGAGCGAAGGCAAAACTCTCGCCCCGTCGGCTATACCATAGACCAAATCTATTAGGTTCTCGTATGAAGCTGCTCCAGAAACACCGGTTCCACCAGTTACTACTGAGCCAGCGGCTGCAGATAGCTTTGTGGTTAGAACGGAGTTAGCCTGAAGACCCAAAGAGGTTCCTAGCTGCTGTGCAATGTAGCTTGAGATGTTGAATCCAGCGTCAGTTACTAGTTCCTGAGCTACCTGTACAAGTGCGCCGTACTTCTCAGCACCAAGAGTGATGGATGAGAATGTTGGGTTGGACTCGGAGATAGTTCCAGCGGCTGCTACTGATCCAGCGGATGAGGTTGCAGTTACTGTTGGGATTACTAGGTTCTCGCCAGAGGTGGTGTTGAAAACCTCAGAAACAGTTAGCATTGGGCCAACTAGCTGAGCGATCTCAAATACCTGGTCATAGAAAGACTGACCAACTGTGTTAGCGGATGGTACTAGGGTGCGAGCCTCACGGCCGAACTCGTATCCACGCATTTCGCCAGAAGCGATTGAGCGAAGGATGTCAGCATCGGTGTTCTGAGCTGTTGCTACTGATGGTGCGAATGAAGCTGCTGCCTCAGATGCACGAGCTTCACGCTCTGCAAGCTTACGAGCAGTTTCGATTGTTGTGTCAGCCTGATCAATGTCAGCCTCGATACGAGCAATCTTTTGGTTTTCCTCAGCAGATAGTCCACGCTTTTCAGCCTCAGCAAAGTCTAGAACTTCTCTAGCCTGTGCGATTAGGTTGTTGCGGGCATCCATCTGAGTCTTAATGAAATCAGACATGATTTCCTTTCGGATTAGATGATTATGGGATTCCTGCGGTGCTGACACTCAACAGATACAGCGGTGCTTACACTCAACTGTTATCAACAAGTTTATAGGCGAAAAAAAACCCCAGCTCAGGAAAGGGGGCCGAGCTGGGGCTAAAGAAACTCTATCGGGTTTCTTTGGTATCCATAACCCTTGCTTCTTTGGCTGGGTTATATGAGTTCTTGTTGTCTAGGTCAAAGATTGCTTTAGCTAGGTCATCTGCCATGTCAGCGATAACACCGACTGATGGGTTGCCAGCGGCCTTTAGTATTGCGTTTTTGATTTCATCTTTGGTAGCCATGTCTAAATCCTTTTCAGTAGAAGGTCGAATTGCTTTTTCTTGAGGTCTAGCAAGTCAAGGCCGTTGTCAATTACTTCCTCAATCTCAGGCTGCGCCTTTAGCTTGTTGACCACCTCGGTAATCAAGTTAGCGTTAGCCTCGTCAAGTTCCTCACCTGACTCTAGCTTTAGCAGGGCATCGGCTAGTTGGTCAGGGTTGATGGTTTGGGCTGATCTAACTTGTGCTGTTGTTGCCTCATAAGCTGGGAAGCTCACAATACTCACCTCGAATAATCTGACAGACTCTAGGGTTCTAGTCTGTCCGTTGGCTGACCATGAGTCTTTGATGACATTGAATCCGAAGCTCATAGAATCTATAACCTTAGTGCGTAACAGCTCGGCTATGTCCCTTCCCCTAGTTGTGTTGGGCAGGGAAGCTGTGACCTTTAGACCTCTTGAGTCCTCGACCAGTTGCATAGTGCCACCTCTAAGGGAAGCTAGTGGCTCACCTGAGTCGTGGTTCCAAAGTAGCTTTACCTCGTTGCGAGATTGTAAGGAACGCTTGAAAGCACCAGGAGCAACATACTCAACAAAGCCACCCAAGTCCTCGGATGGGGAGTTGAATACAGAGGCATAGCCGGTAAAGCTCATGCCGTCACTCTCAGCCCTGACCTCGAAGTCAACGCTGTTGGTTCTTATCTCTGGCTCTTTGGTCTGTGGGCCGTCAATCTTTAGTGCGATTGCTCTGGCAACATCTAGCCATTTGTTTTTCTTATCCATGCTGTTAGTTTCCTCTGCTCTGATTCTAGCAACTACCGAATCAGCGTAGTCTTGGGTTCTTTGTGCTGCTCGCTTGCTTGGCCCTGATCCCCAAAGTAAGTGAGCCACTACACCTGCGGATGGGTAATTCTCTGAGTCTGGGTTTGCATCTGGTGAGTCAAGGTCAACTAGGTGTCTAGCAATCCAAGCGGCAATCCTTATCCACTTGTCATCGCTGACTCTACCCTCAGCCATTTCTCTTGCTTCTCTGATTGTCTTGGGGGTTACGCCGTCACCAGCTAAACCTTCCTCGTAATACTCAAGTCCACGCCGAGCTGCTGCTCTCATGTAGGCAGGGGCTTCTTGGTTGATAGCTCGTTCCTCATCGTTTGATTCCCAAGCGTTGCAGTAGTAGCCACCATCAACAAAGTCATCCCAACGCTCACACCAAGCTTTAGTGCCTTCAGCGTTTAGCCTTGACTCATCGTAAAAGAAACAGTTGCCACAAGCCCTGCCCTCTGGGACATCCTCGGCTAGAGCTGGTCTGTAATTGTCTGGCAGGTTAGCACCCTCAATTTCAGGCTCGTCAATTTCCTCGACCTCGACAGCAATCATCTTAGGTGTCGGTATCTTTTCTAGCTGGAATACATTTATGACCATCATCTTGTCGGTTGGGCTAAAGATGCCATCCTCGTAATCAAACAATCTGACCACAGCAAACTGTTCTTGAACCATCTCGACCTGAGATGCAACTCTAGGATCAAGTGGTGACCAAGATACAAAGTCACCGATAGCTAGCGAGCCAACTGCTGCTCTTTCGCCTAGAAACTCTGTGCCTTCATCAATGCTGATTGCGACAGCTTGGTCAATGGCTGATTCCTTAGAGTCATGGCAACCGATTGATTCGCCATCCTCTTTTTCAACAGCCCAGTTAGGGCAGTCGGGGTTTGTTTGTGTGATGTAGTAAGGCATTATTTGACCACCAGTATTCTTAGGTTGCAATTACTATCAGCGATTGCGTAAAGCTCATCCATCGGTAGCAACTGAATAATACTTGTTTCTGTTGCTCTCGCGTGCATACCATTGGTCAAGGTTACATCTGGCCCACCAATAAATATTTCCTTGTTTTGGTTGTGTTCGTGGTTGTGAATACAAACATGCTGAACTCCGGTGCTGGGTGGAACTACTAGCCTTCTTACAT